GCTTTACATCCTCTTCTGCGAATAGCTCCTGGTTGGGTGTTACGAAGATATCAAGTTTCTCACCGTCAGGGTTTGCCTCGATGGTTATATGAGTAACCTTTAACTCGACCCATAGGTGTGGATTTGGTTCGTCAGGCAATGTAGTTCTTTCTACTTGAGGAACTTGAGTTCCGTACTTACTAAGTTCTCAGAGGCCCCACAAATGGTGCATCGAGGCATGTCAGGGTCAAGGAGCATCCCATTACTCTTACTACTGGGAAATCTGGGGTGGTAGATGAAAGTAGTAAAAACGGTTGGTCGCCGGCAAAATGGGCACCATCGGTGTCGGGCATCTTCGCCCATAGGTAAGCTGACTCGCCAGTCCTCTCGTTGAGTGACCTGGATCTTCTTCTTACCTCGTACAAAAAACTTACCCTCGACAGCAACATTCACTCGAGGGGGAGGGCAGCCAGTAGCTTTTGATATAATTGCCGCATCATTAAGGACTGGGACGTACTTCTTCAGCTTGTTGAAAGCTTCCATGAAGTCATGATAATCCTTGTAAGCCCACTGCCCATGAGGTTGTTTCTGAATCGCCAGGGCCCAAGGCTTAAAGTCAGGGAAATCGTTGTACTGACCATAGAGGCGGGGTTTAGTCAGGAAGTACTTGCGATATACTGGATCTCGCAGTAACTCCTTAAGTGTGATCATTGGAATCCCTTCGTTGGTGATAGGCGACTCATCAATGCTATATGCTCATGCCAGGGTTGTCAAGGACCTCCTACAATTTGAGGAACGAAATACCAGGAGTGTTCGTATGGAATGGACCATTTGACAACTTGGGGTCTCGTGTCATAGCATTTCGTTATTCGTCGCACGAACAAGTGAAACGAACAAACCCCAGGATGAGGTTCTAATGGTAAAGAAACGCAGCGACTTACCACCTTCGTTGAAGAAGTTGGTTAGGCCTGGTGCTTCGTTTGCAGAAGTGCTCAACATGGAGCGAATCTACGAACAGGGGCTTGCAGAGGGTAACATGATGGCCTATGGTGAGATACTCACGTTGCTAGAGGCCAAGTACATGGGGTCCGAAGCTCCTGATCGAGGTTCTCCAGAGGCCAAGGCTATCCTAGAGCTAGCTAAAGAACTAGGCAATCATTTAAGAGAAAAGATGGAGAAGAGTAAGCAGTGACTACCCGAGCTCAGGTAGAACAAAACCTCCGACTAATCAGTAGAGCATGGGGTAGGAAGCAATCAGGTTACGTCTTCTTCCCCTACATTGACCGCCAAGCCCAGACAGACAGTGGCTTGAGAAAGAAGGGTTTCCATGAGGGGCCTGCGTTTAGGTGGCCTCAAGATCGTGAAAAGATAGTCGACTACGCACTAGAACATACCCACCATGACCTCTACTGGTCTACATCACTCTTCGAGTACCCCATGAGGCGAGAAGATGTGGCCATGGATGAGCACTCACTCTGGGCTGACCTCGATGCAGTAGACCCCCACACCTTAGATAGTTACCCTCCGACGATAGCATGGGAATCTAGCCCGGGTAGGTATCAAGCACTTTGGGTGGCAGGGTCTGGTGACTTCCAAGGTGCATCATGGCCAGGCAATGAGAACCAGAGGATGACCTACCTGATCGGAGCAGATGCTTCGGGGTGGGACTCAGTGCAGTTGCTGAGAATGCCAGGGTGGACCAATCACAAACCGGAGTATAAAGGCCCCGACGGGAAATACCCAGTGGGGAAGATGCTCTGGTCTGATGGACCACTCTATCATCCAGGAGACTTTAGTGATTTGCCAGAGGTTGCAGGCGTTAGTGGTCAACTAACCGATGCTCTGGAATCCGATATTGATGCCGTAGATAGGCTTCAGACTATCGCCAGGGTTCGACTGAAGATGACTAGGCGCGCTCGCGAAATGCTCACTGCCCGCGAGGTAAGTGGTGACCGCAGTGGTCAACTCTGGTATCTCATTAGGGCGCTTGCCGATGTTGGATGCTCAGTTGCCGAGATCGTCGCAATCGTAAGGGAAACGGTGTGGAATAAGTTCAGCGGACGCAGCGATGAGCTACGAAGGTTGATCTTAGAGTCCTCCAAGGCTATCGCTCAGCGAAGTGAAGCAACAACCACCAAGCTAGAGAGTGAAGCCGATGAAGAAGATCGGAAGCCACCCCAACGACTAGGGCATTTGCTCGCCAACATCAAGCGACCGCGGTACATCATCGATAGAATCCTCACCGAGGGCTCATGTGGATTTATTGCAGGAGAGCCTAAGTGCTATAAGTCGTGGGTAGGTCTGGATATGGCGCTATCAGTATCTACTGGTGCACCTTTCTTGGGCACTTTCCGAATCGAGAACCCGGGTCCTGTACTATATATCCAAGAAGAGGATCCACCGCCCACCATCAAGTCACGATCGGGGAAGATCTGGTCAAGCAAGGCTACAGATAAGCTAGAGTTGGTGCCTGACAGCAATGATATCTTATGGCTGCCTCCCGAAAGAGAGGGTGAGTTCGACCCGCAGGTCAACGCCTATATCCAACAGGGTGTGGTAGTCTCAGATGAGGCATGGCAATTATGGTTGGATGAGACGCTGACCAAGGGCATGGATGGGGAGGCATATAAGCTGGTTATCATCGATACTCTGATGATGACAGCGGGAGATGTCGAAGAGACACGGGCTCAGGAAATGACCACCAAAATCTTCAAGCCGCTCAAGGTGTTGGCCAGGAAGCATAATGTGGCTCTCCAGGTTATCCACCATATGGGCAAGGCTGATAGGGCAAGGGCTGGTCAGAGGATGCTCGGGTCTGTAGCGAATCACGCCTGGTCTGAAGATAGTATCTACCTGAGTCGATCAGGGCTATCCGACATACGAATGGAGCTGGAATCCAAGACATCACCGGGTGGTCTCTTTAGAATAGGCAACCTTAACAACTTACGCTGGGAGCCCGAGCTAACGCCATGGCGCAAAGAGGATGATCCCACACCCAGTGAGGGTCAAAATCAGAGAAGCCCGGGCCAACGAAAAGCCTCGACAGTACGGCATAGTCCCAATGGTGTTATTGTTAAGATGATCGACGAGGCTGGGCCAGCAGGGTTAACGACCAGCCAAGTTGCGGAGGCTCTCAAAGTAAGCCGCAGCACTGCACACAAACGACTGGCTAAATTGCTGGACGAGGAATCTATCACAAGAGAAATGATGGAGAATGGTAGTAATCGATGGTTGAGGAAATGACTGAGATCACCTCGATCACGGGCGCGCAATATATCGTTACGCATATCACCTAAAGGTGATATAGCGTTAACGAACATAACTAAGAAAGGATAGACGAAATGCTGAAGTTGAAAACCCCTAACGCAAAACATTGGTCGGGGAAGAAGGAAGGGCTACTGACACCCCTTCTAGCCAAGGTGGCTTCACTGATTCATGGGATGTCCCGCTCCCTTCGGGGCGGTCCACCCACAAACAGCACAACTACTGACCAAGAGAGTGGTGAGAGTGGAAAGGGAGATGAGGATTGGCAGGACTTGGGGCATGTAGGTGAAGACTGGGTAGGAATCTATGATGGTATGAGGACCCGTCAAAGGGACTACGCAAACCATACATTCTACCCGCTACCATTGGAAGATGGTGAGGATGAAGAGAAGCCAGAAGGTTGGGACTGGATCGGTCAAAGCCGAGTGACTGAAAAGGTAGTGGACCCAAATACATTGAGTATCATCTTTAACACTAAGGAGGACAAGAACTAATGGCTGAAGAAGGACTTACCCTGGATCAAATGAGGGTTCATCGTATGGCTGAGAGCAGGTTCGCGGACCTGATGGCTAACGCTGGAGTAGATTCAGGGACTATGGCTAGGGAGTTGCTCTTCTTCTTGCCTAGAGATTTTGTTACCGCTTACAGTGAGGTCTTTTATGCTGCCTTCGGGGGAAAGGATGATGGTGGGGTAGGAGCCAGAGGAGAAGCAAATGCCGCTAAGGCTGAGCTGGGAAAGGCTTCGGGTAAAGGGCTGGCAGGATTAGGCGGGGCTAAGAGGAAGGCTTACAAGAAGCACTGGGTCATTGCTGATGAAGCCGCGGTGGAACTAAAAGACAAGACGGATAAACGACTTCGGGCAATGGCGAGGGAGCTGAGGGTTAGGCTGAGTGAAGATGGAGTCCATAAGGTTGGCGAGGAATCGAAGAGGGCCAGTTGTAGTGGATGCAAGAGGTTCATGGAAATGACCTGGACTTTCTGCCCTTCGTGCGGGTCGAGGGCTATTGAGTGAGGCGATTCGGAAGAACATGGGGATCTCGAGAATTGATACTTCAGGTGACGAATGAGCTTGATCGAGGGGTGATAGTCATGAAGCGAGTTCATCCTCAACAGGACCCGGCCCAGAGATTGGGCTGTAAAGACGACTGGGGGGTAGCGTCCGGCTATATGGAGGACGACCGGGATATTCGCTCCGTTGGTAGGAGGACACTGTTGGTCATACTTCGGGAATCCCGGAGCCACGTTCGAGGTAAAAGGACTCATACTTGGTAAGGGGGACTGGAAATGATCCAATCTGCAAGGGCTTCTGGGGAATGGGTGTTTGGACGCGTTCGAACAGCTCCATTTATTGTTAAATCTACTCTGTTGGCAGTTTTAAACACTAGAGGACCGGATCTTTCCGTACCGTAGCCGGATATAACCACACTTTCACTAGAAGATTTGTGTTTGGAGCGGAGTGTATCCGTCAACTGATGTCGATCAGGCTGCGGAAATGTCTTAGGTGGACTGAGTGGAAAGAGAGTATTCCGCTAGGTGAGCGGAGCGAACCGTGATTCAGTTGACTGCGGCGAGGTCAGGGGTTCGGTGGGAGTTGAATCTTTTTCTCCCGGCGCGGTCGATCCTTCCCCCCTATGACCGTACCTCGGCATCCGACGATCTCCATTTACTATTAACAGGGTTATTAACAGGTGTTGATAACTGTTGTTGATAACTCTCCAGCCTGTGCATAACCTATATGTTCTGAGCCCCAACAAACTCGGACTCTCCTGACAGCCTACGGAAGCTTTTTGATCGAGCCCCGGGACTCACTAGGGGCTGGGAAGCCTTCTAAGGGGGCTGAGAGCGATTGATGGGGCGGCCAAGTATGCTAGCATACCAGGTCGGCGACCACCCCCTTAGGGACGCTTCTACGCCAAAGAGCCCCCTTCCGGGGGCCCGATGGTCTAGCGTCGGTAGGTCCGAGGACCGTGGGGAGCTGACGAGAGGTAGGTCATCTCGTCGAGCGGCGTGTTGCGGAACTTCAGCCATGCCTCCGCAAACTCGTCGAGCGCGAGTCGAGCCTCCTCCGGAGTCGAGAAGGACTCCTCGTACTTCTTGATCTTGGAGATGGCCTTCCGGACCTGGTGGAACTGGTCGGAAACCCTGGACTCATCGTCTGGAACGAATGGTAACTTGTGCATCTGGTATCACCTCCTTATACATAGACTCTATCATCTGGGATGGCACTTGTCAAGCCGAGTCACATAACGATTACATAACGAAGGTAGGCAGTACATATTGCACGTGAGCGCGCGTGAGTATACCACTTTGCCGGCTGGATGTCAAGCTGGGACGGGGCTTCCAACATAACGATTATTGCCCAACATCGTTATGAAAATTGAGCTCCGTCACCTTGACGCCGGATGCTCCGCACCCTTATAGTCTACTTATCGCCCCACAAGGGGGTGATCAAAAAGAAAAGGAAGTGAATCAAAATGGCAACGATCACCGTTACCGAACTGGCCGAGGCTCTCGGCACCGACAACCGCACGACCCGCAAGTTCCTCCGGAGCATCACCCCCAAGGCTGACCAGCCGGGCAAGGGGTCGCGCTGGGCGATCGAAAAGAAGGACACGCGAGGACTGAAGACCGCCTTCGCGAAGTACGAGGCCGCCAAGGCTCTCAAGGCCGACCCCGAGGTCGCCGACGACGAGACGCCCGAGGCTGACGCCGAGTAGGGTCCGACCCTGCCCCCCTCTTCGGAGGGGGTGCAGTGGTGTGTCGTTGTCAGAGGGGGCTGGAAGCGTCCGTGAGCGAGGCAAGCCGTTACCAAGTATGCTAGCATACATGCTCGCTTCGTGCTTCGCTTAGGAGCGATCCTCGAGCCACTGAGGGGCAGGTGGGTCTAGCGCTGGGCGCTCGCAATCGACTCTGCTCGAGGGTGTGGAACTCGATTTAGGCGGCTCGCTCGAGAATAAGTTGGTGGTGGGAAGCCCGTAAAGGGGCGTAGGAATGAGGCAGCAAGCGATCAAGTATGCTAGCATACCGGGTGCAGCACTTCTTTCCTTAGGACGTCGTATAAAGCTTTAAGGGGGTGCTTGACAGGGTGGCTGGGAGCTGATAGCATTAGGGGGTAGGGCAAATACAACAACAAGGAAGGTGAAGAAATGAAGTTAGTAGAGATGCTCCGTAGCAAGGGCAGGGTCGTGATCAACATCACCGCACTCTCAACCTCTCGGGTCAAGTACGAGCGAGAGGGGATCAATCGAGTGGAAGTCTCGATGGAACTACCGACCAATGAGGTACTGGTACTCGAGCTGACACCCGAGCAGTGCGGAGAACTTGCCGCCTCGCTGGCCTCCTGCTATCGGGCCATGTATCCACACCATAGGGCTAAGTTCTAGGCCTTGACATCCTGATCCTTAGAAGATAAAGTAGTAGCATGACCAACTACATAAGAAAGGAGAAAGGTCATGCTAGATACATACAAGGATCAGTACACAAAGAAGGTCCAGGATAGGCACCTCAAGAAGGCCCAGAAGGGAAACTCCTCGGGGAACCTGGTTACCATCTGTGACAAGTACGAGCTCAACGCTTTGCTCGAGGGCGGATGGACTTTGGTCAACGCCTTCAGCCGGTTGGGCGGACCGCGATATTCGTTGCAACTTCAGCTTGACAAGGCTGAGGGGAACTGATATACTTGGTATATCGATCAAATGATGCAAGGAGGAAATGATGAACCCCACTCAACGCACGAGGCTGGCTATCCTAAACGCCTTCGCTTACCGCTGCGAGCAGCTCACCCCCGGAGAGCCCATCGACGACGCTATCGATCTGCTCGACATCGGTGAGGATGAGGACCCCATTCTCGACAACCTACGCAAGGCTCTCTGGTCCATCGACGAATTCGACCCGGAGGAAGCTGCCGAGGAACTCACTCGCATCTCCTTCACGATCGCCATCGGGAGCCTCCGATGATAGGGCGGATCTTGATCTGGCTGGGGCTAGCGCTCGCGGTCGGGATCTACTACATGCTGAGCGCTGAGAAAGGCGCTGCCCTCCTCGCTCTACTCTTCTTCGCCTTGATGGTGTGGGAGATGTTGCGAGGCCAGGGGCGACACTCGGGCTAACCGGAAGGCTCGGTCTAGGACGGGGGCTAAAGAGATGACTCTTTGGAGGACTATCTCAACTACACAGGAAAGAAGGTCTAGGCTATGAGGGTTTCTGAGTTGATCAATCTGCTCGAGGATATGGATAGCAATGCCGAGGTTCTCTTTGCTGAGAATGATCGGCTGTCTCCTTACTCTTATGAGTTGGACGAAGTAATGTGTGACTCTAAAGGTCGGGTTTATATAACCAGCGGAAGCCAGTCTGGGCTGGTTCCTG